GCCCTATTTCGTAAGGAGGATACTCACCATGTCAGCAGTTTTGCAATGCACGGCGGAAGTCCCTAGTGGCGTCCAAGCCACTATACTTTCGGCTACCCCTGGCCGCGTCGGTTACAATCTTCTCCGAAGACTGATCTTTGTCTTAGGAAAGGATTATGGAATCGCAGGACAGTGGCAGTACCAAGGTTATCTCAAAGCCATCCCGGCTCGAGATATCGGTCGAGAGAAGTATGTGGAACACCTTCAAGTCGAAGGATCTGTATACAAGATTCTCCCTCCGACGACCGTTAACACCAGTGATAGTCAAACTATCATAGACGGCGATGGGAGCACGGTGTGCTCCGCGATCGCTCTCGGTGGTGCAACGTCAGGAATCCTGACGAACGGCGTCCTGAAGTCGAATGCTGGCAATGGTTCCTTTGCTCCGCTCGCAGCAGGCGTGTGGGGCACCCAGTTCATCTTCGCGTCGTCCATGCGGACAGAAGATGGTCCCTCTTGGTGGCGCTCTAATGGCCAGCGCTTTTACGACCTTACGATCGGTGCTACGTACGCCGAATTCTCAGTTGCCCAAAACTCGTACTCGTGTTTTGGAAAACCGGGATGGTGGTACGGTGCGTCCGGATTCGCAAGGCTGTACAAGGTAACGGTGGAGCTCATCTCCGAGACCCGTTACAGAGTGACCTGGGTGAATACGCTGAATCGAGTTCCTCTTTCGGGATTACCCCGCTGGTCCGAACAAACGGTACTTGCCCCAGTGATTGAGTATGGTAATACCTACTCTATCGTGGGGAATCAGGTACCTATGTCCGTTCAACGGCCTACTTTTGTAGACAGATTGCTGTATGCGGTGCAAGCACCGCAACAAAGCAGCGAGAATGTGCTACAGAAGGCTATGGATCAGTATCGGGTAGTGCATTCCAACAATGTTGAGAATGCAGCTCAGTTAGCCGCAGGGGTGCAGCAGTTGCTACCTCTGAGTGCCGCGATGCATGCTTTTGAAGCAATGGCATTAGCGCGCACGAGGCCTCTCGACTCTGCTGTTCACGCATCAAAGTGCACAGCCGACCTCTATCTATGGTGGCGTTATGTGGCTCAAACCACATTTAACGACATCGTCGACTGGAGATTGGCCGTGACGCGTGGACTCGAGAAGTTCAACAAAATGATGGATTCTCCTCGGCGCTTGCGTGCCAAGGAGGATTTCTCAGTTGAACTAGCTGGGATCCGACTCCAAGTCAGGGTCGCTGAATTGCTCAGCGTGAGTCCTTACCCGTGGATGCATACGTTTAATCGTATGCTTGCCTTAGGCTTTGAACCCGGCCTCGGACAAACGTGGGATCTTATCCCGTTTTCGTTCGTCGTCGACTGGTTTACAAGCTTTTCGGGCATCCTCCGGGCGGTAGATTGGTACTTCTATCAGGCCTTGCTTGGAATTAACGTTCGCGTTAGTTCTCGCAAGACCAAATATGAAGGCCAATTCTACGAAGATGGCTGGAGTGGCAACTTGAACGTCTCGTATTACGAGCGCGTTCCGAGTAACCGTCGCCCCAGTCTTAAGGAACTCTTACCCATCCCTCGTAGTGTCCCAATCGCAAATTGGGTCCCTGCTGCGGCAGCTCTAGTGATCGCTCGCTAGAGCCCCGTTACGGCCTTAGTAGTAGGCCAGAAAGGAAACTTCTTATGAGAAGTAATGTCCCCACCGGCACCGCCGGAACTACCGCGACCGACCTGGCACCAGCATCTGAGCTGGTCGTCCTCAGTACGGTTCCTGGTAAAACCCTGTACCTGCGCAAAGATGCGCCCCTCGCAAGAGATGCAAAAGTTGAATTCGCATCCGAACTCAGGAATGCGTATCAGCCGCTGCAGGGATCGCGCGACCCCAATGTTAAAGACATCTCATTCGTTGTTAAGACGAGTGAGACCTGGGATGTGGTAGACGACCCTAACGGGTATGTCTATCCTACCAGTGTCCACATTGTGGTTCGTGGTCCATCTCATGCCAATGCCACGGCTCAGGACTACCTTGATGCGATCAAACGCATGCTCGGGTACCTGTCCGCTGACGTGGTAGAGTCGCTGATGCGGCAACGCACTGCGGTTCTAGGGTAAGGGGGTAAAACACGATGGTGAAGCGAGAATACATTGATATTCCGCGTACTTTCAAAGTACATCGCCTCGAAGGTTTACCTCCGCTTGCTGCTTTCCTGTGGTGGCGGGTCTCCTCCTTGGATCCTCGACTGTGGCCCTCCTTCGCGGCAGGGCTGACACTCGACGGATCGGACACTAGGATGAAAGCGTTTTGGGATTCTTGTCTAAAACGTCGTAACCTTAGTGGACAGCAGATGAGGAGAATACGGCAGGCAACCTCTTTCCTTCGCAAATGGAAGGATGGTTGTGATACCTCGCGACTCAAGGCGGCTGCGCTCGCGCAGTTCGTCGAGATCGAAGAGAGTATGACTACCTGCCTAACTGGGGAGGCGCTGGCTCTCGCGCAGCGCCTTAACAAGATTATGACTAGATGGTTATCCGGTCTAAATCTTGAAACCCTCCCCTTTCAGCACGGTCCTGGTGCTGTCGCTGAGTCTAACGATCCCGACGTGCAGGGCAAGTTCCATCTCCTGGGCGAAGACGCGTTCTTGCGTTACGCCTTTAGAGGAGAAACTTTCCCCGGTCGGACCTTCATTAGATGCAGCCGACTAATTTTCGTACCGAAGACATTTGCGAGCCTGCGCAGTATCTGTGCAGAACCCGCGACTCTTCAATTCTACCAACAGGGCATCATGCGTAGGCTATACGGCTTTATACGCCGTCATAGGTACTTGCGCCGCCACCTTCCTCTCGATGACCAGAGTGTCAACGCAGGGAAGGCTCTACTTGGATCGTCAGTTCTTGATGATCCGTGGACTGAGGAGAGTTTGTGTACGATGGATTTGTCGGCCGCTAGCGACAGATTACCTTGGGTCGTGGTGAAGGAAGTCTTCCGCGGCACTCCGTTGTTGCGCCTTCTATGGGCAACGCGGAGCAGATCTGTAGAGCTTCCGACCGGGGAAGTGATTCCCCTTAAGAAGTTTGCTCCAATGGGATCGGCATTATGCTTTCCCATACAGAGCTTAATCTACGCTGCCGTCGTGGAAGATTCCACCCGTTCTGAATTCTGTCCTGGGTCACGTTCTTGGAGCGTCTTCGGAGATGACATCGTTGTCCACGAGTCTGCGTATGAGCAGACTGCGACTTCGCTTAGTCTCCTTGGGCTCAAAGTGAACACGCATAAGTCCTTTCGCACGGACTGCCTCTTTAAGGAGTCGTGCGGGACCGATGCCTGGGATGGGGAGATCATTACTCCTTTATACCTGCGTTCACTTTCCAAAAATCCAGAGAACCTAGTGGGACTGCTTGATCTTGCGGCGCGAATGTCGCGAATCACAGTTGAGGGGGCTCGCAGTTTGTACCTTTGGGTACTCTCTTGCTTACCACCCTACGTTGCAGACCATGTCGAGATCGGTCCCGACGCTTTTCATTACTTTCCGACACCCCTGAAAGAGGGGAAGACGAAGTGGAGCGCCGCTTACCAGCGGCGTCTTCATCCTGCGATAACTCTCACTGTGAGAGAACGCTGGGAGTTAGAAGAGCATTGGGCCTATCAAGACTGGCTGTTACGGTCCCGACCGGACGGCCGGCACAAAAGTCCATTTAGCAAAGATGCTTTGGACTGCCGTGTTCAGGCGGTACGCGTTGTGTGGAGATGATCCACCAACAAAATGAGGCGACATAAGACGCTAA